AACGAATCCAAATGGGTAGGGACTTAAGCTTAGGCCGTCCTGCAACCCTACGCGACTTGTGTAATGTCATGACTTATGGTGACGATGCTAAAGGTTCAGTACACCCCGACTATGACGCTTTTAACCACAAGCAAATGGCCGAATTCCTTGAAAGGTATGATATTCAATTTACTATGCCCGATAAAGTGTCTGAGCCCGTCCAATTTATGCACCGTAATGAAGCTGATTTCCTAAAACGTAAGGATCGCTTCGAACCCGCTCTCGGTGTTAACATGGGCATGCTAGAAGAGAATAGTATTTTTAAATCTCTCCACTCCATTACTAAATCCAAAGCTGTGACACCCAACGAGGTGGCATCAACGAACATTAGTGGAGCTCTGCGCGAATGGTTCGCACATGGTCGTGAAGTGTATGAACACCGCAGAGAACAAATGAAAACCATATCCCAACGGGCAAACTTACCCGTTTTAGATCTTGAATTGACTTTTGATGATCGTGTCACTATGTGGCAAGACAAATATGGAGATCTCACTACACAATCTGGTACCATTGATATTGATATTTTTGATGTTGCTACCCACACTTCCGATTCGGAGCCCAGCGAGCTAACCAATCCCTTGGCTTCGCCAATTTTGCCTCCTGAGGCAGCTTCCACTGAACAAATTCTTATTGATAGAGTTAAAGAAGTTCTTGGTAAACCAAAACGTGAAGAATATGTCATAATAGCTCAAGAATACGGTGCAGGTGATTTGTTATATGAAAGCGATAATGTTCTACTCGTGATTGAATGTAAAAGAGTGCTTGGGAGATCTGGTCAATATACTAAGGCTAAGAAACAAGCCAAAAAGTACGCATCTGTTTTCCATATATTGCGTCCTGAATGTTGTGTGTATGCTATCATATACACAGAGTATGGTTTCAAGGTGGTGGATGTCTTCGGCGAGCTTATTTTATGCTCCAAGTTCGAAGTATTCCTAGACCACATTTCTGTCGAACTCTACTAGAGAGTTCACAGTGCGACGCACTTTAAAACGTTCCGTAGGCGCTTGTGAGTGTCAGCGTTACCCCAAGGGGAAACCAAAATCACATCTATTGTACTGATTACGGAAGTAATTGATCGCTTGAAGTTTACGATCACACTTACGCTTGCAATATTATGGACTTGCTCTTTTCTAGGAGCGCGGCAACCACCGCACAAAAACTTAGATAGGCCATTGGTGTAAGCAACCATTGGACCCGTACCAACAAACCGCTTAGTAACACAAATTTATTTATTACAAAAGAGTTGGAGTTCTCTAATTTAACTCCACAATCTGGCTCCCTTGGCACCATCCAACAACAAGGAGTCGCAAGCTTTTCAGAAGAAATTACCGATTTTAATGAGCAAGATGCTGGTTGGACCACGAAAATTGGTTCTGGCATGGATGCTACCATGAAATTGGGTGCTTCGGGAGATTCCTCATTGGGATCTTTCTTAGGTAGGCCAACACGAATTGCCAATTTTTCCTGGATTGTGGATCAGCCCTTCTTCGAAAAGTTCGATCCTTGGTCATTGTTCTTGAATGACCCCCGTGTATCAGAGAAAATTGCTAACTATGAACTATATAGGAGCAAATTACACGTTAAAATGGTAATCTCTGGCACTGGCTTTCATTACGGTCGTGCACTTGTGTCCTATAACCCTTACTCTGGGTATGATGACATAACCGTAGAGAGGAATTTTCTTCAGCAAGATCTTGTTGCTGCCTCTCAAAAGCCACATTTCTTCTTAAATCCCACTAATAACACTGGTGGTCAACTCGATTTGCCGTTCTTTTGGCATGAGAATTACTTATCACTAAGTGGTCCCAGGAGAGATTCTCTCGGAGACATGATTATAAAGTCATTTGGCAATTTAGCACATGCCAATCAAGGTAACGATCCCGTTAGCATCACCGTATATGCATGGGCTAGTGACGTCGAACTCACTATGCCTACATCATTGACCACGCTTACGGCTTTGGATTATACTCCTCAGTCGGGTGTGCTTAATTCGAATGATGAATATGGTAAGGGAATCGTTTCCGGTCCCGCGTCTGCAGTAGCGCAAGCCGCTGGGAAACTAACCAGCGTACCTTCTATCGCACCCTATGCCAGGGCGACAGAAATGGTAGCAAAAGGTGTAGCCGGTATGGCTACACATTGGGGTTATTCACGCCCTCCTATTGTTACCGATATTGTACAACAAAAACCCACACCAACAGGGAATATGTCTAATACTGACGCAGCTGATGCTGTTATGAAGCTATCTCTAGATTCTAAGCAAGAATTAACTATTGATTCTCGCACCGTTGGTTTGGATGGAGAAGATCAGATGGACATATCAAGGTTTGTCCAACGTGAGTCCTATCTGACTTCTTTTACTATGTTTCCAGAATCAGTAACCGACGCGATGCTGTGGAATTGTAAAGTTACTCCCAATCTCTATACAGTTAACGGTGCAGAAATTCACCCCACACCCATGGCATATATGGCTGTACCATTTGGTTATTGGCAAGGCAGCATAAAATACAGATTTCAAATCGTCAAATCGAACTTTCACAAAGGTAAGATTTTGTTGCGATGGGATCCACGTTCACATGGAGCCAATATTCAATATAATTCAGTATATAGTCGAGTAATTGACATTGCTGAGTGTGATGATTTTGAAATCGTTGTGGGGTGGGGCCAATCAGTTCCATTTCTCGAAGTTGGTGAAATTACTTATGTCGAGAATTTTGCTTATACTCGTTTCCCCACAGAAGAGGGTTATACAAATGGTAACTTAGAGGTTAATGTGGTGAATAACTTAGTCTCCCCTAGTATAGATAGTTCTATCCAATTCAATGTTTTTGTCTCCGCCTGTGAAGACATGAAATTTGGCGAGCCATTGCCAAGCGCAATGGACAAATTCTCTGTATTCCCTCAAAGTCCCGAAAGATTCACACCTCAATCAGGAACTATTGATGGTCCCGCCATCGCAGGCACTTCGGAAGGTTTAACAGACATTCCCACAAATCCCGAAGCTATCACTCCAATTTCCACCGGAGGTCAGGTAGCCGACCAAACTCTCAATGTTTTCTTTGGTGAAAGTCCAAAAAGCATTCGAGAACTATTACGACGTTATATCCGCCACAGGATAGACGTTTTTGATCCCAACACTGCAGGTGTTGGTAATTTCTATTCCTTAAAGTTACGTGACAAAGGATTAGGTTATTGGGTTGGGGATGACCCAAACGGCATTGATATTGGATTAACTTATTCGATTTGTACTTATGCCCAATGGTTCATGCCCTGCTACGCTGGTTGGCGAGGGGCCACTCGGACAAAGTACATCTTTAACAGTACTGCGTCCGATCCCAATCCGACAGTTTCACGTATCGGCTATTCAGCTTTAAATCGTGTAACGAAACTTGCTATACCTGATTCTGCAGAAGAATATGAACTCAGCGCAAAATTGACAATGTCAACTGGCAACGACACCGCTGGTGGTGCTGCCACAACCAATATAGGTGTCAATAATACCATAGAAGTAGAAACCCCCTACTATAATGGTGTGCGATTTTCACCCGCACGACTTCCAAGCGCAGCTTTTGCTAATGGATGCCATTCAAATTTGGTATCTTCCTTTGTATATTCAAGTCCTAATAGTATTGACGCTGTAACAGGTCTTCGGATCAATAGTTGGAAGTCCGTAGGAGAAGATTTTACACTCTTCTTCTTTACAGGTTGTCCTATTCTCTACAAATATGCCAACACCCCGTTCTAAGTGCGCCTTGCACTTATACGTATATGTGTGTGCCACACTAAAGGCACAAATTCCTGGACAGGAATTAAATCTAGTCCGCTAGTCCAATGGGTGACCCATTGGAGCGGCTTACATTTGTAAGTCGTTGCTAGGAGCTAACGCTCTGCATTTTTATGATCTTAGATCTATAGTTTTTGAATGCAGGGGTTACTCCTTGCAGGAATTTTAATATAGGTCACAAATTTCATTAATTTGCACTAGTACATTGGTACCTAAGTACAGAAGATAACTATCACTTCTGTTTCCATCTTGGTACCAACCCTGGTCATTTACGC